CATCAACTTCTCTCTGTCTAAGACCCTTTCCAAAGAAACATTCAGGTATAAAACCAATTGCTGCATCTGGATTTACAGGAACATGAAAACAATCATCTGGTAAAACTTCATCTACTACAGGTAAAATTAATTTATGAAGTCTATCTTTAATTTTTTCTAAAATCTCCGAACTAGTATATTTCTCTTTAACTGGATCACAAAACATTTGGAATTCTTTCTGTTGTGAAGCCCAGCCAGGACTAACAATATATCTCTCTTCAATCTTATCAAATACACCTTTTAATTCACTCTTCTCATGAAATATCTTAAAATCTCTAACTAATTTATCTTCTGCTCTAACTTTTTGAGGTTTTCTACTAGGTAAAAAAGGACTCTTCCCAATAAACTTACAATCAATACTTGGTTTAACTGGTAAAGCTTCAATACATTCCTTTGTTAATCTAACATAATAATCTCTTCCTGTCTTTTTAAAATAATCACTATCCTTAGAAACATAGACCCTTTCACTTAATTTATCTGGTAAGACTTTTAATAGGTATTCATCGGAAAAAAATGGGAAATATGGTAGAGTTTTAGGATCATGAATCTTAATTTTTTTCTTTAGCCAATTAATAATATGCCATTTTCTTTCAGAAGATTCTTTCTTACTCAACCCCAACCTATCATAAAACAATAAAAAATCTTTTAAAGTTTTCTCATCAAAGGGAACCCTTTTCTTAGAATGTCTATGATAATTATTCTTAATTAAATTCCTCATACTTGAATTAATCCGAGGTAACCCGTCTTCCTCCAAAAAAATCTCATTTTCATTATAATATTTTAACCAATTCTTAGATTGCCTTATTAATGTTTCAGGGTCAACAATCTTAGTTACTTTGAATTAAATGGATTATCAAAATCTTCAGAAAATTTACCACCATTATCAATTAAATTCTTAAAACAGATTTGTTTATATTCACTAACTACATCCTTTCTGAAAAGTTTAACTTTATCACCATCATCATAAACAAATAATTTCCTCTTCATATCAAGAGGAACATCATCTATTGTAATAGTTGAGACAAGCGTATATAAACTAAATTCACTAATTCTCTTTCTCTTCCTATCATCTAAAGCCTTCATTTTAGCTTTATATTCATTAACAACTTTTTGAGTATCTAAATCTAATTCTTTAAAAAAATTATTAATTTCAGATTTCTCATAAATAACAATATCTCTTGCAGCATCAGGAACGCCTTCTAAAATAGTATAGTCAGGGGATTGACTTAACTTAGTTAATTCAGCGTTTAAATCTCTATACCATCTTCTAACTATTTTATCTTCAGAAACTATCTTATTAAAAATTTCACGATTAATAGTTTCTCTCCATTTAAATCTCTCAGCAAACTGTTTCAAAATATAAGACTCAATTAAACTTTTCCTACCATCAGGTGAAGCAATTTTATAACCATTTAAATCAAAATTAAGTATTGTCATATATTAGTTTATTTTTAATGTTATACTCAAATATCTTTGAGCACCAATGTCAGTTTCAGTATAGAGTGTTAAAC